TTTTTGGGTCAATCTCGATAACTTTAAAGGGTCGTTTATCGTTGTCATCATAACCATCACCGTTGTTACGGGCGCTGGCTCCACCAACATTTGGCAGAAGATTACGATCCTCATCAAGTATCCAAATCTTTCGCTTGACTTTCTTCTTCTTCTTTTCCTTCTTATCAGTGGATGACACCGAAGCATCATCACCGGGGATATCCTCCTCATCCTCAGAATCCTCAACCTCAATACTGCGCCACGTCCTGTCCGTCATAACGAAGGAAGGCTCCACCGAAATGAAGCGTCCCGAGTCTTCCGTAAACCAACTACTGACTACCTTCTCCACAGCTTTCGCTGAAAGTGGCTTCAGAACACTCTCGTTCAATCTGGTCATAAAACGTTTGGCCGTATTTGCGAGCAAACTCGGATCTGAAGTACTCTCCGCTGCTGAGCCAGACCGCTCTAATTTTGGTCCATTCTCTGCTGCTGGTGTTGTTGAGGTACCAGGATCCGAATCGAGTGACGTTGTGCTCGATCGTCGCTGTCCTTCGGGGGGGTCTGCTGTCGGGTTCGAAGCCTTCGTTGATTCCGATGTCTCCAAATTCTCCAACTCTGCCTCCAATGACAGACCGTCTGGCGAACCAATAAACGATCTGTGCTGCGACGTTGATGCTGTTCCCGCCTCTTCTTCCGGCACTGTCGTAGTACTCCTGCATTTTGGTCGTGTTTCCAAAAGGAATTTTCCCATTCTTCCGTAAAGCTTCAAGAATCTTGTTCGTTCTAGAGTTACTAAGCTCACTCCATGAACACTTTCGATGTAACCTTCTACCAAACGCAATGCACTCAAAATGACATCGAGTGGCAAACGGGATAATGTGAGCTGCCCACTCTCGATAAGACTGTTCGTGCCCTCCAAAAGAAACAACAGACTTGAAGAATTCCCTTGCTGAATCTGGAGTAAACGATTGTCCTCCCTCTTCGTCTCGTTTGGCACACAGTGCGATGATGGCTTCACTTTCCTCCCATTCTCCATTGTAGATTTGGTGGATGAATCTGAGTTCATTCTGGAAATTTGCGGTCTCTCGGTCGCAGATTTTGGCATACTGCTCTAAATAGACTTTGATGGCTTGATGTACTTTGCTGAGTTTGTAAGTATGTGACATAACAAAGATGAGAAAGTTATGTA